AAGCCCATAGTCAACGCGCCAGCAATTGGAAGACCGACATCACTAATGAGTTGAAATATATCTTCCATGCGTACCTTTATTGTGTGAGAATAACCACTTCAGAGTTATTTATACAAATTAATTCAACTAATTTGCAACTAAGTGTTGACATTAACAAGCAATTGTGTTATAATATACCTATATTATGACGAAAACAAGGAACCACACTATGAATACGAAATTTAACAAAGAAGACTTTACTTGGGACGGAATGTACTTAATGTATCGTGGAGATTTTAATGGATCTCAGAAGATGCTTGATGTCAATCCTAACGCTCATCCTTCATGGAAAGGTATGAATAAACCTGCATTTGTTGCTCGGTTCAAATATGGTTATAAACCTTGGAAAGCTTGGGTCAATTTCTTAGTGAAAAATGCTACTGTTGAAAAATACATGGAACTTGCTCAACATGACAATAAGTACTTCTCTGAGAGGTACGGTTACGAGACATGTGGCTCACCATCAGCTGCAATGGAACAACTTGGTTATAAGGGGAAGAAATAATGTTGACATTAATTGGCGCATCTATAAACACATCTAGATCAGGCTTGCACTATGTAAGCTTCTCTGATGGTACTTCGTTCATCGCTGAAGCACAAACATATTCTATTCTCCCAGGATTCTACTGGGAAATGACGAATCATATGCCTTTAGAGCGGTATGAAAATAAATCAAAATAATTGCAGAAAAGTGTTGACATTAACAAGCAATTATGGTATAATGGTTGTATATTAAATAGGAAAAGGAAAAATATGTTTTATCAAACCCAACAAGATCCAAGTAAAATTGTTAGCTCTGTCAGATCAGGCTACACAAATCTACACATGAACGATGGTGAAAGCATTCCGATGTCATCACTTGAAGCAATGTGGTTTGGACATGAGGAAAACATCGATCAACCTCTCGGCCAAGAATACCCGGTAGGTACGAATAAGGAACATTACAAACTAATGGTTCTTCGTGCGATCGACTCTATCAATAATCGAATGGAAAGTAACTATCAGACATCTGATATTTCATATGCTTCTCATTCATTTCCTGCAACTGCTTAAGAGGATATAATATGTCATTATCAAAATCAGATCTAAAAAAATTGAATACTCTATTGGATAAAATGGAGACTTCAGAAGACTACAAAAATGTAGTTACAGCTGTTAAAGCTGCTTACAACTGGATGGGAGCAAAAAGTAAGGCTGCTTTCTATGTTGGTCAAAAGGTTTCATTCACTAGTAAAAAAGGCTACGTGGTAACTGGAACACTTATTAAAAAGAATCCAAAATACCAACATGTCAAAGATGAACAAGGTATCTGGAGAGTTCCGGCTTCTATGCTGACAGCTGCCTAATGAGTAAGAAACAAAGACAACAACTATTTGACGGGTGCGCTTCATCTGTCAAATGGTTCGCAACTATTTTACTTGCATTCGGATTAAGTATGCAATTATCAACTGGTGCTAGTGACGATATTGTTATTGCCAGTTTAGGATTATGTTTTACAGGCATTGTACTGTTTATTGTATACAGCATTATGGCACACGATAGGTCGATTATGTTATTAAGCACAATCGGATTTGCAATCGTGGTTGGAGCACTACTCGATACAGAGAGCGCAAGATTACTTGTGCCCGAGTTAGCCTTATATGAAGAAGAAGGATTCTTTACCAAGTACGGTAAAATAATTATTACTGTATTAAAGGAATTTGCATAATAATGGTTGACATTTATAGCTTGTTGTGTTATAATAACAACCATATTGAGAGATAATTTATGAATATTTTTGTAACAGATTTGGACCCGGTAATATCAGCCCAAAACTTGTGCGATAAACATGTACCTAAGATGATTGTAGAATCAGGTCAAATGTTATCTACAGCTCACCGTATGCTTGACGGAATCCCAGAGCGTAGACCGAGCAAATCTGGCAAAACAATACAACAATATTATACATTTGGTGACAGTCGAGATGAACTCTATTACGCGGCTGTGCACAAGTATCACCCATGCACAACATGGACCCTACAAAGCAAACAGAATTACGAGTGGCACTACAAACATTTTGTAGCAATGGCAAACGAATACGAATACAGACGTAACCGTGTCCATGCCACTTACAGGAAACTTGGAAATCTTTTGGCAAATACCCCAAAGAATATTCCCAATAAAGGACTCACTGAGTTCGCACAGGCTATGAGCCACTACCCTACTTGTAAGGTAGAAGGTGACCCTGTGCAGGCTTACAGGAACTATTACCACGAAGCAAAACCCTTTGCTAAATGGGAATGGAAACGTCCAGCGCCAAATTGGTGGACTGGGTACACGGGAGTTCAGGTTTCAGCCTGATAAGTATATAAATAACAATTAGGAGTAATTTTGTATGTCTGATGAATTTAAAAAATCTGCGGAAGGTGTCGAGGAACAGTTAATGGAGGATGTCCGCAAGGGACGACTTCGTAAAACTCAGCTGATTGAAGCTTGTTTTCAATATATGACCGACGACCAAATCTTTAGGATGGCCATCGATGAAGGCTTTTTAAGTGCTATCCCAGATGATGAACGAGAAGATAGAATTCATTATGGAGACTTATCTGCTGGTGAAAAGATCATTGAAAAGATCTTACAAAGACATGGGGGTGACTGATGGATTTTCTCATGCTTTTAGTTACAGCATTGGTTTATACATGTTTTGGTTTTTATTTGGGTTGGTCTGCACAAAGGCAGGTGATTATCACCGAAACAATTGATGAGTTAATCAGAACTGGGTTTATCAAAACCAAAGGATCCGGCGACGATATGGAAATTCTGCCGTATGACGAAAATAACTGATTTTACTCTACTCCAAGTTACTGAAATAAATCCCGTATCATTCGACCGAACCAATAAAGGTTTACTTCGTGCGCGTGAGATTAAAGCCTTACTTGAAAAAAATGAAAAGTTGGGTATTGGTACAATTATTAAAGCTCCAGGTGACGACACTGATTTAATGAACCAATTTCTGGAAATTTATGCTTAAAAGGGGTTGACAAGCGACACAAAGTATTATATAATGGTTACTTATGAATAGGAATTTATATTATGTTTGATAAGGATTTTGAATCCGTACCATATACCTTTTGGGAAACCTTAGGTCAGTATGTATACGGGTACAAAGAGAATGATGAATTTGTCTATATCGGAAAGGGAAACGGTAATCGTGCGCTGTCACATATCGACTCTAAAGAATACGATACAGACAACCTCTACATCATTGCAAAAAACCTTGAAAAATTCAAAACCGAAAAGAAAGATGTTCAGTCTTTCCTTCTAGAATCTTTTCTTATTTCAAAAAATAATCCACGCGATAACTCTGTCGCTGGGCACTATAAGGAGTGTTTTATTATGGCAAAGTTTAGCGAACTTTTTGAAGAGTTTAAAAAAGACCAACACGATAATTTTGAGGCTATGCCTGAATGGTATACCAATAATTATGAGAAATTTGCTGGTCGTTTAAATGTTATTGTAATTAAAAGTGGAAACCACTTAATGGAGTTTAGTACTCGTCAGCAAATGCAACCGACCATTGGTATTAATACCGAAGGCGATGTAAGTTTAACTGTTGCTGTACATTGTAGAGATGAACAACTCCAGATGAGATTAAAACAGCTAGAACAATTCTGTGCTGCATTTGAAATCGACCAAGACAAACTTACAAAAACTGGCGCAAGGGAAATTTATTCGATTGATGATGGTAATATGACTGCTGATTTGGCATTTAATTTTATCAATGATTTCTATTCTTAATCCGGTCTAAATAAAAATATGGCATTTAATAAAGTTGACAGCTTAGAAGAATTACAAAAGGAATGGCGAAATCCTTATATCCAATGGTATGCAGCTGGCATGCCTTCCTTTATTTCTCAAAATGGAGAACCTTGGAAACAACTTATTTTAAAATTTCGTTCAAAAGAAGACCGAGCTTATTTTGGTGAGGCTATGGGTTATAAAGTCACAGATAAAACAAACGTTGTCTGGTACCCACATAAAGATTCAGAAAAAAATATGATGAGTAGATACATTGAAGACTAATCGCTATCCAATTTATATTATTAGTAAAGGACGCTGGGAAAGCCGATACACTCCTAAGGCATTGGAAAGACTAGGTGTTCCTTATTTTGTAGCTGTAGAGCCACAAGAATATGATAGTTATAAAGAAGTAATTGGACCTCTAGGAAAAGTACTTAAACTCCCATTCAGTAATCATGGTAAAGGTTCCGGCCCTGCTCGGAATTGGTGTTGGGAACATTCTCAGGCAAATGGTTTCAAACGACATTGGTTAATGGATGATAACATATCCGAATTTTGGAGAGTACACAAAAACAAAAGATACCGAGTTGAAAAGGGTTCAGCAATTTTTAGATCGACAGAGGATTTTGTTGACAGATATGAAAATGTTGCTCTTGCAGGACTTCAGTATAAATTCTTTGTAGTTGATGATACCAATTACCCACCCTATGTTTTAAACACAAGAATTATGTCATGCTTTTTAATCGACAATGATTGCCCAGAAAAATGGAGAGGCAAATATAACGAAGATGTTGATTTAAGTATTAGAGTTTTAAAACGTGGTTTATGCACAATGTTAATATATTCATTCTTATGTGGTAAACTCAGAACTGGTACTGTAAAGGGTGGAAACACAGACGAAATTTATAATAACTATGCTGACGACTCAGCTACTACTAAATCACAAATGCTAAAGGAAATGCATCCGGATTGTGTGACAATTGGAGAACGATATGGAAGAGTTCATCACTTTGTCGACCTGGGTGCTATAAAAAGAGCTGACGGATTACCAGCCAGACAAAACGTTCCTATACTTAAAAAGGACGTAAAGATTATTAATAAAGCCGATAACTATGGTATGAAACTCATGCGAGAGTTTGGTACTGACGATACCTATGAGGATAAAACATTCAGTGAAGATGTGTTTCCTAGGGGTAGGAAGTCAGTTCATCAATAATCCTACGCATATAGCATCGCTACCAGCGTCGTTCGTATAGTTATGGTATAGACACATTCAGAGATTTACTGGGGCTTAGATAAGCCTTATAAATATTATTATGAGGATAAACCTCATTTTAAAGGGTTGCTACGGTGACCTGGCATTATGCCGAAGACATAACACACATACACAAAGGAGGAATTATGTCAAATTCAAAAAGCGGGTACGAGATTCGTGCCGATTTACTCAGTATGGCTCAGTCCATATTATACGATAACTTAGAAAGGAAGATTAACGCTATGTATCATCATAACGAGAATCATCCCGACGATAAGAAAGCATTACCAGGACAAAACTTTACAGCACAAGACATTATCAATGTCGCGTCTGAATTGAATGAGTTCGTTATTGCAAAATAAATAAACTTTTTTACGCTAGCGTGTTGACATTTGTTTCACGTTAGTGTATAATGGTTGTATATTGAGGGAAACACCCCCGGCGGTAAGAGAAACTAACAAAACGTATGTTAGATATCACGGAGACAGTTTGCACAAGATGACGACATTATCAATCGTTCAGAGGCAAGATTAAAGGTGGACATACCCGACTGGTAGCTTAAGGTTATCAATCTAGGAATAGATGTAATTACACGGGTACAAAACAAATCAATATAGACTGAGGCGAGCTCGGGTGTGAAGAAACGCTCGACACCATAGAGGGAGAGAAACCCCGCAGTCGGAAAGAGATAGGTTACTAGGTTTGCGCCTTATAACGACACAAGAACTTAGCGGTTCAGGATCTTTTATCTTTAGGAAATTCAGGAGGCGTAATTGCTATCCCTGCTTGGAATACTGATATTAACGAGTACGACTTAAGTCCGAGGCCAGCCAGTCGCACTATTTTAGTTTTGGAAACTACGATTGACAATTCCTCATTAGAAAACGAATTACGTTAACAAGTTTCCAAAGTTTGGGGAATCTTAATGGTTCCCCATTTTTTATACAAAGGCATTAAATGATTTATAAAATAGGTTCCAGAAAAAGTATATTAGCCAAAAAATATACTCAATTAGCAAAATCCATTCTTCCCTTCCAAACAAAGATAAAATATATTGATTCTGAGGCTGACCTCAAGCCAGAAATGGCAATCGAAGATATGGGTGGGAAAGGTGCATTTAGTAAATCAATAGAAGAAGCTCTTTATTATGGTAATATAGACCTTGCAGTTCATGCCTTTAAAGATTTAACAAGAGACAATGACGAATTTTTACATGTACCTTGCGTGTTAAAACGAAATGATCCACGAGATGTTTTAATAGGTCATAGTAATCCTAAAACAATAGGGACCAGTAGCCCAAGAAGAATTGCACAATTACAAGAGTTATTTCCAAAAGCTGAAATACTACCCATCAGAGGTAACATTGACACCAGAATACAAAAGGTAGAGAATGGTGATTATGACGCAATTGTATTAGCTGCAGCTGGTGTTTACGCACTTGGATACCATGATAAAATAACAAAAGTATTTGGTACGGCAGAAATGCTACCAGCCCCAGGTCAAGGTATTATTGCAGTCCAAAGTCGAATTCCAAACACAAGTGAAGATGAGGACCTAACAGCTTATTGTCGGGCTGTGAATCATATTGAAACTTGGACTATAGCTATGGCAGAAAAATCTATGTTGGAAGCAATAGATGGAGATTGTAATACTCCCATAGGCTGTTTAACTGACATTGATGGGCAGACACTTAGAATGGTAGCAAAGAACTTTGAAACAGACAAAATCAGAATCCTCAGTGGTCCCATTGAAGATTATAGACGAATTGGGCTTGAAATAGGACACCAATTAATATGAATGCTACAGTAAGACAAAGACATAGAGAAGTTATAATGACAGTAGGCACTGGTCTGGTTATTAACTATCCGCTAAATCTGTTCTTCCTATATTTGTTTATAACCATAATGGAAATAACAAACCCCTTCACCTTAAGCGTTCTAATCACCGCTGTAATGACAGTTTTGGCGTATATCCGTGTATACCTAGTCCGCCGACATTACGATAACTCCCAATAAAAAAACCTTAATTATTTTGCGCTAACGTGTTGACATTTGTTGCTCGTTATAGTATAATAGACATATAATAAGGAAAAAGGAGTTATTATGAAAACATTGAAAAAACACGGATTACTGGATTCAGACTTTTTAGCTGGTCTAAGTCTATTCATTCTACCAATCTTATTGGAGGTCCTGTAAATGTTATTTGATGACTATATAGAAATTGACATGGACACTTGCAAATTCCAAAAAGACGGTTTTGACTATACAGCAATTGTTAAGGAAGTCGGCAATGACCATCTAGTGGTTAAGCCAATTAGTAGAACCAATTATAAAGATATCTATGAAAACAATCTAGATACAACTTTTCAAATTATAAATCTTCACAAAAATTCATTCAATGACATTGAGTTAAAGATCTGGATGGACGGAAGAGGATGTGACAATTCTGCGATCGGTATCTCCGGTTGCTATGAGCCTTATACTTTATTAAGCGCATAAAAAAAGGGACCTCTCGAAAGAGGTCCCCAAATATTTCCGAAGAAATTTTTAAGTGGTTTAGTGAACTAAACTCTTAGTATTAGAATAAGTTAGAGATTCTAACTTTTCTGTAATACTTATTGACGTTAGCAGTAAGCGCGCCCAGTCCTTGAGAACCAGCATCACCTTCAGCAAACGGATTAGCAACCATTCCATAACGGGTTTTGAAACCAATTTTTGGTTGGAAGCTATTCTCACCAACGGCACGGACCATTTGTAATGGTACGTAAGGACAATAGAATAATCCAGCATCGAATGCAGATGATCCTTTATATCCAACTACAAGGTAGTTTCCGCCAGCAAACGGATCCACATAGACTCTGAATCTTCCATTAAGAACACCAGCAAAAGTATTGCCTGTGTCGTCAACTTCCAATGAGTTAGAGTTCAATGCAGGAGTATAGTCAAGTACACCAGCCATTTGTAAAGCACTAGCAACGTCAGAAGAACAAATAACTACGTTACCTTTCCCTCTACGTGTAGACTTAGCAATAGCATTAGCTTCTTGTTCGATTTGGAACATTAAGCCTTTGAACTTCTCTACAGACCAACGTCCGTTAGCGTCGACATCCAAGTCGAATACGCCAGCAGCAGCAGTGTTTGAAGCACCAACAACTGAGGTTGTATAAATTGTTCTAACAACTTCTCTATTGATTTCTGTTAAGATTTCAGTTTGAAGAATGTTAGCCAATTCAGTCTCAGCGTCAAGGCCGTGAACAGCTTTAAGATCTTGGGCAAGTTCAGTTGTGTACTCAGCCTTTAGGGCACGAGTCTTAGCAGAAACAGTTACTTTCTCAATTGAGAAGGCCATTTCAGCATATCCAGCACCAACACCGTCACCTAAAGCTTCAGCAGCACCTGTGTCTAGACCAGTACCTGTAGTTACAAGTGCAGGGTTAGCGTTAGGTATTGTATTAGCATGAGTTCCAGTTCCAGCGAAATCTGTATCAGCTTCGTTGAATAGTGCTTCGTCTCCAGCTTGTGAACCATATCTAGCTCTCATCGCAAAGATAAGACCTGTAGGACCAGTCATAGGCTGGACTCCACAAATGTCATAAGCGATAAGGTTAGGAACAGCTCGTCTTACTAAAGAGATTAGGATTGGATCGTAACCAGCTGTAGGACCGCCTGCTGTAGAACCACCACCATATCCGCCAGTTCCGGCGTCATTAGTAGGTGAAGCTTCTGATAGCAATGAAGTCATGTTAGCTGATAAATCACCAGATTCCATTAATGCTCTTTCAGTGTTTTCCAAAACAGTAGCCGTTACAGCTCTACGATGGGAATCACTAATTGGTGAAAAAGATTCGTGCTCTAGTACAGGGCCCCACTTTTCCACTAGTTGTTGATAGTTTGATTGTGACATCAGTTTATCTCCTTTTGTTTAAAATTAATTTATTTAATTTTTAGATTAAAAACCAAGTTAAAATTAATTATTCTTTCTAGTGTTAAATGCCTCTACGAGAGCATTAATAGAAGTGTAATCAGAAGTTGGTTTAGATACTTCCTGTTCTTCTAGAATAATTTCGTCACTTTCCTCTTGAACATCACCTTGACTTTCAGTCAAAGGTTTGTCGCTGAAGAAGGACTCCTTAATTACTTGAAGATTTTCAGAGTAAGACTCTAAATCTTCAACATCAAGCTTTTCAGACAATACTTTCAAACGTTCTACCTGGTTAACAGATAGTCCTTCTGAGAGACCGTCAAATATCTTTCCAGCTTTAAAAGATGAGATTTCTCTCTGTAGGTCAATGTTCTCTGATACGAGTTCATTAGCACTTACTTCTAAGTCTGAAACTTTTGTTTCGAGTGTGGAAACTACATCTACAGCATCTTCCTCAACAGTAATGTTGTGCTCTGTGAAAAGAGACCTTAGGCCACCCATTAGGGATTCTGCCATTTCAACTTTAATGCCGGATTCGATTGCGATTTCGTTTTCCTTAGTCCATTCAGATACAACATAGTCAAGATACTTATCTACGTTTTCAACAATTTCGCCCATACGGGTTTCTACTGCTTCAGCTAGATTAGCCTCTATGGCTGTTTCTAATTGTTCCTTAATGGATAGTGTTCTTTTTGCAACTTCTTCTGATAATGCCGCCTCAAATACAAGAGCAATCTTGCCTTTGAATTCTTCTGAAAGATCTTCACCTTCGATAATAGATTGGATTGAAGATTCAATTACGATTTCTTCAACTGTTTCTATTTCTTCAGCTGTTGGTACAGGTTTTCCAGCATCTGTTTGACCAGGTGTTGTTTTCTTACCATCAGCAGTAGGGGATGTTTCAGGCTTGTCTTCAGCTGTTTTCTTAAGCTTGTCCTTTTTGCCTTCACCACCTTCAGGGGTTACAGCACTAGGTACGCTTGAGATACCATCATCAGCGACGAAGTTCTTTTTATCTTCTGCCATTTTTTTCTCCTTTAAATTGTTATTAACAATTAATTTAAATATATTTTCTATACTTATTTATATAAATTTAATTTCTTAAAGTACGGATAAAGGCTTCAAACATTCTTGATGCATCACCTTCGTCAATCTTACGTACTACACGATTAATTTTCTTTTCTACTTCCTGGACAATTTGTTCAACCATTTGCGTGGCTCTCCAATTTCCTGAAGCGATGTCGTAATAATATTCTCTGTTTTCCATTATACCATTTACAAAGGCATCTGGAGCAGATGGGTCAGTTACAATATCCACAGTTGATAGGTGAAAGTCATTCTGAACCTGCATTACGCCGTCTTTAAGTTGTTTTACTGAACCAAGACCACGAGTAGAAACTCCAATCTTGACACCTTCGTCTATAAACGTTTTGACAATTTCTCCCATAGGAGTAGATAAAACCTTGGCCTTACCATAAAAATTGTTTCCGTCGCGTCTCATTTCAGTAATTAAGTGTGAAACACGATCTCCGTTAATTTGAGGACCTTCTGGATGTCCTAATTCTCCAAGTGCGCGCTTAGTTTCAATAAACTCTTTTTGATAACGAGCCATTTCATTTTCTAAAGTTTCACTTGGATAAATTCTTCCGTTACGATTCTTTAAATCACCCTGCATAAAGATGCCTTCGATATAATGGGTTTTCTTCCCATCCTCGGCTGCTTCTGTGATTATTTCGCAATCTTCTGTATATTCGCTAATAAGTTTCATAATCGTACCTTTTGTATATATGTTTATTTATTAAGTTCTTATTGCGACAGGAGTACATGATAATGTACCAGTACTAGCAATAGTGTCAGTGGGTTGTTTTTCAACAATTTCAACTCCACCGGCCGGCATTTTAAATGTGCCTGTTGAACTTAATTCTGCGTCGGCAGTAGTTACGGTAACTGTTTGCGCGGCAGCAGCAAAGACTCTAACATACCTAGACAATGAAACATTATCTGCTGTAGTTATATCCTCTGCATTTCCTTTTACTTTAATTAACATAGTTTAATCCTTTTAAGCCAATTCTGCAAATGTCAATACTTCTTGGAAACCACCTTCTGATTGTGACAGTTGGTCCATCATTTCCTTTTTATTATTAACATTTTTGACATTTTTAAAGAAGTCAGTTAGCAATTTAGCTTGATCTCTGTTGATTTTAACTCTTTTACCATCAGCTGTTTTTAATGTTCCAGCCTTGACATTAACATTACGACCAGACATTTTAACCGGAGATTCGTATAACTCATCTTCAGTCTCCTCGAAATGCATTTTCATTCCTGCCTTGTCAAACATGGCAGCTGCACTTAATGGTTTGTTTACCATTTGATCGCCTTTAGCATAAGCATATAATGATTTAACATTACTGAATACTTCAGCTAATTTATTCTGCCACCATTCCTCTGGGTCGACACCTGATTGTAAATATTCTGTGATTTCTTCCGAAGAGTAACATATGAACTGTAATTGTTTCAGCATCATTGGGATTTCTTCCTGAGGACTCTCAAGAAGCTCTTCCTCTGAGCTTACTTTATTTAGCATTTCTTTAAATGTTAATTGAATGTTTTTGCCACCAGCTTTTATATTTACTGATGTTGGGGAAGGTTTTGGAGCCTTAACTTTTGGAGCA